ATCGGTAACATATTGTGCACAGGCACAATCTCGGCGGCAAACTTCACGGGAACAGCGGGCGGAGCGATGTCAAGTAGCGTTGACATCGAAACTACTGGAGAAATTACAGCAGGCGGAATTGATTTGTCTACGCATACGCATGATTACACTTGGACAGATCCTGGCGGAAGCGGTACAACAAACACGCCTAACTAGTCTAAAATAAAGGTGAAGGAAGATGGAAGTTGCAGGAATAACTTCAGAGGGTGACTTTACTTTTGGGCGAAGTTTAGCATCGTATAAAACTAAAAGCGACGCGATAGCTCAAAACGTTGTAACAAGATTACGATTATTCACAGATGATTGGTATCTTGATGTTGATTCAGGAATCCCTTGGATTGAGCTTTTAGGAACCCGTGGAAATTCGGATCGCATACGCAGAGAAGTCGAAAAGTCTGTACTGCAAACGGACGGTGTTAAGTCGATTTCGAAGCTTGAGATAACAACAGATTCGGAAAATCGTGGTTTATCTATTGAGCTAGAATATAACGATGTTTTTGATTTAGATGTTTCAGAGATAGTTTATATTTTCCCTGAAAGTTTTCTGTGAAAAGAAATAAAAGATTATGCTAATCTAAAAAAAAAAGATAGAGGGGTTGAGATGTTACCAGAGTTTACTGCAGAAGGCATCGACGTTCAGACTTTTGAGGAGATTTACGACGAGTTAGCAGACGGATATAAAACAATTTACGGCGCGCTTATCGACCTTAGTTTAAATACTCCCGATGGGCAACGCATAGCAATAGAAGCACAGGCAAGGCTCGATTTACAGTCTTTTGCTTTGTCGCTTTATAATCAGTTAGACCCTAATTTTGCTGTTGGAAATTCGTTAAATCGGTTAATTAAATTCGCTGGAATAAGCAGAAATCCCGCGGTCAGGTCTTACGTTTCTGTGACGATTAATACAGACCGAACTCTATCGCTTCCCGATAATTATATAGTTGAAGATGATCTTTTTCAGCATTGGGTGACAACTTCAGAACAGGCGTTGGCAAGTGGAGACAATACCGTCGTTCTCTATTCTGAGGATTTTGGCGCTTATTCTGCAGGTGTTGGAACGGTAGTCACGCCCGTAACAATCGTTATCGGAGTAAACACCGTCACAAATCCCGCGATTGCTGTTGCGGGAGAAGATGAGGAGACCGACGAAGAGCTTAGAATGCGACGCAATTTATCGCTAGAAACGCCGTCGACAAGTACTTTAGGGGGACTATATACAGCTATTGGCGATATTGACGATGTTACTGATCTAAAGATTTACGAAAATTACACAAATTCTGTTGATGCCGTTCTTACACTTGATGCGCATACTGTGTGGTGCATCGTCGAGGGAGGTTCTGATGCCGATATCGGCGAAGCTATTGCAAAGACAAAAACAGCAGGATGCGGACTGAAGGGGACAGAAACTGGGACTTATGATGAAACGATTACGCTGCCTGATGAAAGCACTTTTGTCTATTCTCACGAGATGGCTTTTGATCGTCCTACCGATGAAGATCTTTATATAACTCTTGATGTTAAAAAAAGAGGCACGGCGGTTATAGATGAGGATTTGATTAAAGAAGCTCTAGTTGCTACTCTCTTTGATATTGGAGAGACGGTTTATGTCGGCGAGCTTTACGATGCAGTCTACTCAGCAGGGAGCACATTTATCGCTACAGATCTTGAAGTTAGCCTTGACGATATAACATACACTGCATCAAGTGCATCGCCATCGGCCGATGGCAGGCTTTTAATTTCGACGGCAAAAATAACAATCACAGAGATTTAGAATGACGTTCTCAAGCGAATATACAAATCTTTTGATAAAGCAGTATTGGGAAAAGTCGAAAGCTAAGGCTGAAATCGCAATGCAAGCTGGGACGTGGGAACGTGTCTTTAATTTTCTTGCGTCTTTTGAAACAGCTTTCGATGTCGATTCTGCGACAGGCGATAGACTTGATATACTCGGCAGAGTCGTTGGAGTTGATCGCAATGTTCCATCGGTGATTAAAAAGATATTTTTTGGGTTCGATGATAATGCCGATGTTACGGGGTTTGATGACAAAGATTCACAGCTCGGAGACCTAGGACCACTTTTTGATAAAAATTCAGCTGAATACACAGACCTAGAGCTAGATGACCACGATTTTCAATTTTTTATCAAAGCGAAGATTACAAAGAATAATGCTCACGGAATGATGGCTTTCGAATATTTCACGTCGATTCAAGATGCGATAATTGTTCTTTTCGGTGGCATGGCGTATGTTGAAGATAATCTTGATATGAGCCTTACACTGCATATAAGCTATCTAGTAAACGAAGAAAGAATTCGCGTCATTCTTGCATTAGATTTGTTGCCAAGACCGCAGGGCGTTAGGTATATTCTTGTTGGTTCTGAGATACTTAATACTTTTGGCTTCAGCGATAACGTTAACTGCAAAAGCTTTAAAAATAAATTCGATTCGACTACAGAACCTGGCGGAAATTTCCGATTAAAACTATTTTAAGGATATTTAAATGACAAAAATTACAAGGTATACTGGTGATCTCGAAGCTTTTGCTTCAAATCCTACAGGGACAGAACGAACAATTTTTGGGTCGGTGGCTGCATCAGACGAGTTAACGGCTAACATCGACACAGCAGATTTTAAGCGTGGGTGGGGAATAGTTTCGGCAAGCACACCTCCTTCTAAGCAAGATTTTAACGCTCTCGGTTACTCAACGACGTTTTTGCATGCATACTTACATCAGATGGGAATCGCCGAATGGGACTCTTTACAGCAGTATTTTGTAGGTTCTGCAACTATCGCAACGGGAAATCTTTACATAGCAAAAACGGGTACTACAGGATCGCCAAGTATTGGGAATAATCCCGTTACAGATTCTGCAAGTTGGAAGCTCATGGCTGCAATGGAAGACCTTGAAGATGCGATTAATATAAATTACGATAATGTTGCATCTGGGCTTGCCGCCATAAATGTGCAGGAAGCTATTGACGAGCTTTCGCTTGCTGCAAATATCGTTTATGATAATGCAGCTTCAGGGTTGACGGCGGTTCAGCTGCAGGCCGCTATTGACGAGATTGTCACATTGACAACGCCTGCGGGCGCTGTTCAATACTTTGCGATGGCTACGGCTCCGACGGGGTGGATTAAAGCCGATGGAACGGCAATTTCAAGAGCTGCATATTCTTCTCTTTTTTCAGCGATAGGCACAACGTATGGAGCAGGAGACGGATCACTAACATTTAATCTACCAGATCTTAGGGGTGAGTTCCTTCGAGGCATTGATGATGGTCGTGGAGTCGATACAGGACGTGTTCTAGGCTCTGCTCAAGTCGACGCGATGGAGCAACACTCACACTATACAGGTGTAGTTGGACAAGGTGCTGAATTGTCGTCTTATTGCGCTGCGGGTCACATATCACCTGATATTTTCTTGAAAAATCGGCATACTAATGGCAATGAGTCGGGTAGTGGTCCAAATGGCGTTACTGGCGGAGTATTGAGTTCAGGCGCTACTGTAACATCGGCTCTGCAAAACGCAACAGCATCGTGTAAAGCAGCATCGACAGAAACAAGAGCAAGGAACATCGCGCTTAATGCTTGCATAAAAACTTAAAGAGGAAATAAATCATGGCAAAAATTGCAAGATATAACGGAGATTTAAAAGCGTTCGCTTCATCGTCTACGGGAACAGAACGAACGGTTTTCGGCGATACGACGCAATCTGATACGCTAGACGCTAATATCAATGCTGATTTTTTGACTGGCTGGGAGATCGTTGCAGTCAATGATGCGCCGTCAAAACAGGATTTTAATGGTTTAGCTTACACGATGTCGCAAGTTCTAGCATACCTGCATCAAATGGGCGTAGCAGAGTGGAACACGTCGCAAGAGTATCACAAGGGAGCTGTTGCGACTATCGGCGGAGTTGTCTATATGTCAACGACGAATACGAACACGGGAAATAATCCTGCTACTGATTATACAAATTGGAAAGATATTTCTGGCGGTCGAACTACTGTAGATACTACAGACGCAACCGTTACAGCGATAGCTACGATTGCAGTACCAGAGAATTCTTGCATAACGATAAAAGCGACGATAAACGGAATCATAGATGACTACAGCGCAGCGTGCGGAGGAACAATAATTTATTCAGTAAGAAGGATTGCCGCAGGTGCTGTTGAAGTTGATGTCCCGACAGTCAGCGTACATAATGATTCTGCGGGAGCTCCAACGATCGACGCCGATGTTAGTGGAAACAATCTGAGGCTATTAGTCACGGGCGTGATCGCGGAGCAGTGGTCGTGGAGCTGCAGTTACAATTATAATCTTATAGTTTGAATAGTGACTTGACATACTTTTTAAAATGATTCATACATAACAACATAAATCCTAAACTGGAGTAATTATGTCTATAAGACCCCTTCCTCTTCTCGACGCACAAGAGCAGATTATACCGTTAGACGCTAGCGCGATGCAAATGGTAGTCAGCTACGGCGGAACAACTAATATCAAATATTACGGCTATGCAAAATTCGGCACAGTATTAACTGATGCGGGGTGGATGATCTTTCAGCAAGATTTTGACTCAAGAAGCAACTTTAATCGCGTCAGAGCAGTTGTAGGCGTACTGGGGAAACCCGATTTTGAGAATGTTTGGACGTCGGGAGACTCGAAAACAATTTCGTCGATCACTAAAGCAGCTATTGCAGTTCTAGAAACTACTACAGATCACGATTACGAAACTGGCGATATAATAGAAATTACAGGATGCGATGCTACCGAAGCGAATGGAGATGGCTTAGGTTCTGTGATGTTTGAATTGAAAAAGCTTACAGATACAACAGTATCACTCGTAGACGTTAATACTGGTCTTGATGTCGATTCGTCAGGATGGGTTGCAGCGGGTACTACAGGGCTAACATTCGCACGAGACTATGCTAACTCAACAGTTTCATAATAAAAAAAACGAGGTATAGAATGACATCACAAATGCGAAATCCCACGACGGGGATGCTAGACACCGTGGGAATGAGAGTTGTACCTTTTGCAGGAATTCCTAAGCTAACTGATTACGGATATAATCTTGGAACTTTCGGACGAAACGAAGCAACTGGCGATTTTTATATCTTGCGAGACAATTCTACTAACGCAGCAGACTGGCAAAATATCGCATCGTCGGCGCTTGATTTTTATGAAGATGTACTCTCCATTGCTGATGCCTCGGTTGCTCCCCCGACCGAGGTCGTTGGCTCTAGATATATTCTCGATACATCAGCGCCAGTTCATGCCGATTGGGACGGAGCTGTTGCTCAAGATGTTGTAGATTACAACGGTGCGACCTGGATAGCAACAACACCATCATCAGGTGGCTTTGTCTATGTAAAAGACGTGACAACACTTTACGTTTTTACAAGCGGAGCGTGGAACGATATCACGGCTGCGATTCCTGATGCAACGACCACGACCAAAGGTGTTGTTTCTGTTGATGCATATGATTTTAATATCTCTTCGGGTGCTTTGTCACAGCGTCCCGGTTCTGGCGTTTATTTTGTCGGAAAATGGGGTAATGATTCTGCCGATGGTTTGACGTTTAGCAGTGCAAAACTTACAGTACAATCTGCTGTAACCGCTGCCCCTGCTAACGCAACAATTCTTTTATATCCAGGGACGTATACAGAGACGGTAACGCATACGGCAAGTAATATTACAGTTATCGGCATGGGCAAGCCTAACTCGGTGATACTAACTCAAGCTGATGCAAACGTTGTTAATTTTAGTACATACACTGGGATACAGTATAAAGAGCTTACAGTCCAATGTACTGCTGCGACAACTGCAATAAATACAGTGCAGGGAACAACTGGGATATGCGCTTTCAAGGAATGCAAGCTTGCGATGACAAGCTCGGCAGATATTGCTGCTTCTGCTCAACCCGCCGTTGGTGCAATTACTGGTGCAGGAACGCTAAAGGTTATACTTGGGCAAGTATCATACAAACATACTGGTGATGGTGGCGGTACGGCACTAAAAGGAGCTTTCAAGGTCGAAGATGGGGGCGTGATTAATCTTTCTTTAGTTAAAGGAATTACTATTGAAAACTCAGGAACAGCATTAGTGAGTTCTATCGGAATTGATACATCATCTACGGGATATTTTGTACTGAATGAAAACGACATTGATGTTACCGATTCAAATGCAACAGTAGTGGCTGGGCTTGCGTATCTTGGTGGAACGGGTGTCGATCACGAGTACCGACGCAACACAGTGCACGTCACAGTAGGAGCTAATGCCGGGTATGGGATATTTACCGCAGACACAGCGTCAACGACTCGTTCTTTCTACAACCATATACATGTCGTAGATACTGGTGGTTCTAGTTACGGATTTCTTGTCGGAGCTGGTTCAGAGTTAATCTCTCAGTTTGATGATGTCATTGCTGATGACGGCAACACTATTTCGGGGACCTTTACTCAAGTCAATTCACCTAGCGACGGAGATTTAACAGCTTCGGGAACTATTGAAGCTACTACATTTGATACTAACGTGGCTGCTGCTGCTGCTGTAACGCTATCGGGTACGAGTCTTGTTGCAGATGGTACTGATGCTGATATTGATATAAATATCACTCCCAAAGGGACTGGTGAAGTCAATATAACGAAGGTTGATATCGACAGTGGTGCTATAGACGGCGCGACTATCGCGACTTCTGATATCACAGTCGGAGCAGGGAAAACATTAGACGTTTCTGCAGGAACGCTAACAACATCGGCAGAGCAGAAGCTTGCTATGCGTGACTATCAGCAAGTCGTGGTTGTCGCTAAGAGCGGCGGTGACTTTGATACTATAACAGATGCTATGGCATCAATAACAGACGCTGCAACGGATAAGAGATATTGTATACTTGTGATGCCAGGGACTTATACAGAAAGCATTACGCGTAAGGAGTATGTTGATTTGATAGCATACTCGAAGCATTCTGCTATAATACAGACAACGACTGATGCAAGCGTCGAAAATGCTGCAAGTAATATATATACTGAAGGAATTACATATTTATCTACAACAGATATAGCTAGCACTTATGGTGTTGTGCGCGTTGGTGCGGTTCTTGATAATTTGATGTATAATAATTGTAGATTTGAGAATAGCGATGGAGATGATTATCTTATTTTAATACCCGCGGGGTCAGCGTTAACAGATACGTGTTTTATAGATTGCGATTTCAGGAATTATGCAGTTACCAGCGGAGAGGTATTTGATTATAAAGGTGGTGCAGCAGACGTCACATTCGATAGCAATAGAT